TAGGGACAGGAGAAATGACGGACTTTGCAGCCTCGTCATCCTTCTGAATTTTAAAACCAAATAATTTAGCCATTTAAATCACTTTACTGGGCCATTCCCAGTTATTTATCATTGTTAATTAGCTACGGTCCTAAGGAGCGAGGGTTGTCTGAACTGTAGCAGACTCAGTATTGAAGAGATTGTTTTCCTCTCCATCCCAAGCATCCCACCATTGAACCTGTAGATCGACTGTGAATTCTTCGATACTATCAGCAGAATCGTAAGAAACTTCAATTGCACTTACATTTGTTGGGAATACTCCATTGAACTTATACTTCTTAAGTACAGGAACTTTGTCATTACCCTTTGGAATGTCAGTCTTAATAGTACCAGCCTTTTGTTGTTTGGTACTTGCAACATCATTTCTTCCTAACTGGAGAACATAAGCATCTGTCTGATACTGTGTAGGATTAATATAACCCATAGCACTATCATGCTTATTGATTCCATTCATCCACTGTTCAAATGCATTTCTCAAGTTAAAGGAAACGTCATTGATGACAGTAATTGTCCATATATCAAATGACCTATCTCCTGCAATTTTCAACTCTCTTCCTCTAAATGGAACGTTTATAACATTCACATTTGAGGCAGGAAGTGCAGCAGCTTTAACCATGAAGGATGAGTAATCATCCAACTGGTTTCCCTGTACATATGAGGGGAATTGTAACTTGACCTCAAACAGGTTAGGTCTGGCCGCACCACCAATTAACTTAGACTTGAATATGTCTATGGTGCGATCTTTTACCTGTGGGCCATTTGGGTTCTTGGTAGGCATTCTGTTTTAGCTCCTTCGTACGTTATTTAGTGTATATCAAGCAGTACCTATGACTTCATCAAAGCTGATGCCAGTCCTAGTTGCAACAAAGGTTAGACCGATGAAGTTAATCGATCTGGCAGGCTTCACAAATATGTCTGCCTTGAACTGATTAGCGTCAATAACATCAGGTGTGTTATTAGACTCATCACAGACGACTACGAAGTCGGTAATACCTCTCTTAGCCTTAACATCACGAAGATATGGTTCAACAATATTCAAGAAGTTAGTTCTTGTAAGAGTATCATTAAACTCAAAGAGTTGTGCTTTTGCAGCTCTTTCAATTGTACCTTCTATTGTCAAGAACAAACGACGAACGTTGATTCTATCAAATGCAGATGCTTCCTTAAGTCCTGTCTTGTCTCCGAAGAGTATCATTCCAGCACCAGCAGAGAATACAACTGGGTTAATTCTCTTAGGATATAGAAGATCTCTCTGTGCCTGTGATGGGTTGTATGCAAGTTTAATTGCATTATTAACCGTTCCTCTTGTGGAACCAGCAGGTGAGAACCAAGGATAAGAATTAATAGAAGTTCTTGCCATGATTCCAGCAATATCACCATTCAAAGGAATATAACGGAATGTGTTATTAAACCTATCGAAGGTATATTTGTAACCAGAGTCAAAGACTGCATAAGAACTAGAAGACAAACTATCGTAGAAAGTAATTACATTGTTTGTCTGAGTATCAGAATTAGTTAAACCTACTACTCCAGATCTGTATGGTGAAATACAAGCGATGCAATCCTTACGGGTATTTGCAATCTGAATTAGTTTGTTTGCCTTAGCCTGTGCCTCATAGATTGATGCACCACCAGAAGGTCCTTGAATTAGATAATTAACATCGTACTCAGCAGGATTATCTAGTATTGTGTATGAGTTAACAACATCTCCCAATGTAGCATTGTAAGATCCTACACTACCATAGTCATTACCATTTGCAAGTGTATGTGCTTTAGCACCAATACCATTGAAGGTAACTCCTTGAGCATTCTTGCCCCAAGTACCTGTTGAATCTAAACTGTATGCACTAGGAGTAGAGTACTTAAGTGAAGAACCAGTTTCTACTTCTCCAACAAAGATGTAATCAGAGTAGTTAGCAACATAATCCTTATAGTAAGTAGCAGTACTTGGAGATATCTTAGCATCTTGAGCCTTAGATAGTCCAGTCCATTTCTCTAGAATGTTACCAGCAGTTCCTGTTACAGAACCAGTATCATCTACAACTACAACATGAACTTCATCAAATCTTGAATTTCTTTCCTTAGCATATGCGGATGTGCCAGGAGCAGGAGCAAGATTCTTCCAATAGAGATTACTATTAGCAAGTCCTAATTTCTGTTGTTGATACCAATCTTCTGCGGTATTACCTACACGTAAATTAATACCACTACCAATACCAGACATAACTATGAAGTCTGTATTTGCAAATGCAACGGTAGCAGCAGTATCCATGATAACGAAGTTACCACCAGTGGTAGTATAACCTACAACGTTACCTGTGTATGTTCCGTTTTGAGACTTAATTTGGTCTCCAATATGTGCCTTATATGGATCTAAATCAGAACCATAAGCAATAACTGTAGAACCAATACCAACTGTTGCTTGGAATCTAGTTCTTTCAACTCTTTGTTCTACACCAGAATTGTTGAAAATTCTTATTCTGTTGGGGTAGTTAACATTTGGAACTTGATTAGTTTCTTGCCAATCAAATATTCCCTGAGAATATCCTTGGAAAGATTTGGTTGATGAACCCTCTTCATAATCTGCATCAGCCCAAATTCCTGTTGAACTGTTGTAGTTAGAAACAATCTTAACATCTATGGATCCTGCGTTCACCTGAGTGATCATTCCCTTAAGGAATCCAGTTTCAATTCCTACAGTACCATCTGTTAAAGCAACACTAGTTGAGAAACCAGCGGTAACAGCAAATCCAACTGAAAGTCCATCAGTACCGATTGCAAGTCTTTGGTCTGCCTTAGCGTCAATTATACAAACTTTAAGATCATTTGCCCAAGAGCCTGGGTTACGAGCAGAATAATGCCATTCTGGATCCGTTGTATGATTGTTGAAATAATCCTCAGAAGACTCAATAGATAGGTTAGTGACTGCCAATCCAACTGGTGAGTTAGCGTTAGCAAGTTTTTCACCACTAGTTCTAATTACTCTAAGCACTCCTCCATATGAAAGAAATGCGGATGCAGACATCCAATACTCATATTGAGCATCTGATGACTTTGGTGATCCAAACGTATTGAGTAATTCTGATTCTGTTTCGACCAGAACTGGAACATTGACTGGACCTTTTTCAAAGGGACCAGCAATCGCACCGACCTGATCATTAATATCGTCAATTCTGCCGATAGTTAAATCAATTTCCTTGACTCTAACGCCTGGTGATACTAAATTTAATGCCATGTTAGTTCCCCTTGAAGAGTTTCATCTTTTTTCCCTAAACTTATTTATTGTTTGCAGCTTTTTACTGGGGAAACAATGCATGAACACTCTACCAATCTGGATATACCTCTTCTGGTAATACTTTATTTTTTCTTCTTGTTTTAACTATCCGTCTTATAGTACAAATCTTACATTCATAAGAATATGATGAAGGGTTTTGTCCCCTATTCTTACGAATCAAATAGTAACCTTCTATAAGCTCCTTAGTTATACCACATGTTCTACACTTTCTCTCTTGTAAGAACAGATGGCCAAGGTCAAACTGTTCATCTATATTCATTAGAGATATTCCCACATATAAGATCTGTCACCATATTCATCCACATTCCACCTATCACCAGTGGTATCTACAAAACTATCTTCTCCCAATCCATCATCCATAAATCCAAAAGGAGCCATATCCTGTTCTATTTCATTCTTCTGTTCATCATAAACTCTCTTTCTAACGTCATCATCAGTCATCTCCTTAAAGAAATCTTGACAAACCAGCCATGCAAATATTACTAGGCACATTGCAAGGTCATCATTAGATCCTTCTTCTGCCTCAAACGATTGAGCTTTTTGAATGAAAGTAGTTAGTTCTGCAATTATATCGTAATCGTTTATAAGTAACTTATCTGCTTCAATCAAAGTCTTTAAGTTAAGAGCACCAATCTTTTTAACAGTCTTGGACATCTTAACCCCTAACTGTGTTTTGTTACCTGAGAACCCTATACCTAATACTTGACCTGCTCTTCCCCTTACAGAACTCATTAAGAT